GCCGCTGACGTATAACCGCCTGATCCTGGCGAAGGCTGAGAGCTCCTACGGGTCGGTGCCGAGCCCGGCGCCGGCCGGGACGGACGCCATCCGGGTGATGAACGATCTCAAGCTCTCGCCGCTCCAGATGGAGCTGGCAGAGCGCGACATCCTGGGCCCCTACGTGGGCAGCCGGCCGCGGTACGTAACCCAGAAGCTGGCCCAGATCGAGTTCAGCTTTGAGCTGGTGGGCAGCGGCACCGCTGGCACCGCGCCAAAGTGCGGCCTGTTCTTCAGGGCGGCGGGCTATGGCGAGACGATCGTGGCCAGCACCAGCGTGACCTATGCGCCGATCGGGGCCTCCTACGAAAGCCTTTCCATCGACGTGCGCCACGGCGGCAAGAAACACGTTCTTTCCGGCGTGCGCGGCGAGCTGAGTTTCGAGCTCAAGGTGGGCGCCCTGCCCATGGGCAAGTTCACCGGCCTGGGCTTCTACACCCTGCCCACCGACGCATCAAACCCGTCGCTCACCTACAGCAGCCAGGCCGAGCCCCTGTTCGTGGGCGCCGACAACACCACCCCGGTGGAGGCGTTCAGCTACGGGGTCTGCCTGGAGTCGTTCACGTTCAACAGCGGCCGGTCGCCGAAGTTCCACCAGCGGGCCGGGTGCACCAAGCAGATCAGGATCGACACGGAGCGCAAGCCCGAGGGCGAGATCATGATCGAATCCCCGACCATGGCCCAAAAGGACTTCTTCACCGCCGCGGCCGGCCAGACCCTGGGGAACATCGAATGGACCCATGGCACCACCGCCGGGAACATCGTCTCGTTTGCCGCTCCGACCGTGAGCCTGGGCGATCCTGAGTACGACGACGGCGACGGCGTGGAGCTGCTCAAGCTGCCGTTCCTGCCGATCCCCGACGCGAGCGACGGCTACGACGACCACGAGTTCGTGTTCACCTGATCCCTACGCCTACGCAGCCCGAATGGCCTTCATCCTCGATCAGTCCCCGTCCTACTCCTGGCCCGTCACCGTCAAGGTCCCCCAGGACGGGGGCCGTTTCCGGTCCTACACCTTCGAGGTGGAGTTCGCCCGGGTGAGCCAGGAGCGCCGCGAGCAGCTGGGCCGTCAGCTGCTGGTGCAAAAGGGCCGGATCGAGGCCGGCGACCTCGAGGGCGAGCTGCTCACCCCGCGCCAGATCGCCGCCGAGCTGGTGGTGGGCTGGAGCGGGATCCTCGACAGCGAGGAAAAGGACGCCGCCCCGGTGCCATTCAGCGAGAGCACCCTGGCCCAGCTGCTGAACGTGGGCGACGTGGCCGACGCCATCCTGGCGGCTTGGAACGAGAGCATCCCCGGGGCCAAGGCAAAAAACTGACAGCCGCCGTCGAGCACTGGTTCGGCGGCGGGGGGCAACCAAACCCAGACCTGCTAGAGGATGCCAAGGCCTACAACCTCGAGCTGCCGCCCGAGGCCCTGGCGCCGGTGGACTTCCCCGTGTGGGCTGAGAACTGGCCGGCGGTGGAGCTGTTCCTGCGCTGCTCGACGCAGTGGCGCAGCGGTGAACCCAGCGCCCTGGGGCCGTGCGGGGTCTACGGCCTGGACTATCAGGCAGTGCTGAGTGTCGGTAGCCTGTATCTGCCTGCTGAGTCGAACATGCGCGAGGTGCTCGAGGATCTGCAGGTGATGGAGCGGCGGGCGCTGGAGCTGGCCTACGAACGCGCAGCGCAGGAGCGGAGCCGCTGATGGCAACGACGCTGAGCGCGCTGCTGAACATCAAGGCCAACGTCCAGGGCGAGGGTGCTGTCGGAGCTCTGGGCCGCAGCATCGGCGGGCTGCAGAGCAAGGCCGCCGCGGCGGCCGGCGGGCTCAAGGCGTTGACCGGCGCCGCAGGGATGGGCGGCTTGGCGGGTGCCATGGGCACTCTGACCCCGTTGCTTTCGGCCGCGGGCCTGTCCGCCATGGCGGGATCGGCGATCAATGCAGCCGACAACATGAACGACCTAGCGCAGAAGACTGGAGCCAGTGTTGAGAACCTGAGCAAGTTTCAGCAGGCCGCCAATGCAGGGGGAACCAACATCGACGCGGTGGGTAAAGCCCTGGTGAAACTGAATAGGGGCCTGAGCCAGCTGGCGACCGAGGGCAAAGGTCCAGCAAAAGACGCCCTGCTCGCTTTGGGCATCAGTGCCACAGACGCCCGCGGCAAGATGCTGAGCGCAGATGAGATCATGCTGCGCGTTGCTGACAAGTTCAAGTCCATGCCCGACGGCGCGGCCAAGACCGCTGCGGCGATGAACCTGTTCGGCAAAGCTGGCGCCGACATGATCCCGATGCTGAACGGAGGGCGCGCTGCAATCGAGGGCCTGTCAGCAACGATGACGACGAAGTTCGCCAAGGGGGCGGATGAACTGAACGACAAGATGGCGGCGCTGCAGGCAAAGCTGATGGCCGTCGGCGTCGAGATCGGGACGGCCCTGATGCCATTGCTTAACACCCTTACTGATGCAGTGACGGCGCTGGCTAATGCCTTCGGCGCCCTGCCGGGTCCGCTGCAGTCGCTGATCGGTGGGATCGCGCTGCTGGCGATTGGGTGGGCGGCCCTGGCACCGGCAATCTCGGCCACGATTTCGGTGTTCTCTGCCCTGGGCCTGTCGCTGGGCGGCATCAGCGGCGTGCTGGCGACGATCGCCGGCTGGCTGCCGGTGGTGACCGGCTTCTTCTCCGGACTCGCCACCGTGCTGGCTGGGCTGATCACCTGGCCGGTGGTGCTGGTGGCTGCCCTGGTGGCGGCGGGCGTGGCGATTTTCGTGTTCCGCGATCAGATCGCCGCCTTCTTCAAGGGGGCGGTCGAGATGCTCATGGGCGTGATCGACACGGTTTGGCAGATGGGCGAACCGATCCGCCAGTTCTGGGCCGACCTGTGGGGCAGCCTGATGGATCTGACCGCGCCGTTCTTCGAGTGGATCACCGAGGCGTTCGGCGCGACGTTCGCCAGCCTGATCGAGCTGCTCTATCAGGTGTTCATCAACCCCTACGTGGAGGCATGGAAGGGGCTCCAGCTGGTGGCCGCCAGCCTGCTGACCTGGCTGCAGAACGCCTGGGCATCGTTCGGCAAGTGGATCGGCGGGATCTTCACTGCCATCGGCGACACGTTCCGCAAGTTCGTGGTGGATCCGCTCACCAAGGCCTGGCGATTCATCATCGACACCGGCAAGGCCGCCCTGCGGGGCCTGCTGGGCTTTGCGGTGGACATCGTCAACGGCGTGATCAAGGTGATCAACGGCCTGATCGACGCGCTGAACCGGGTCCGATCCGCCGTGGGGCGCAGCACCCTGAACAAGCTCGGCCTGCTGAGCGTGCCGAAGTTCGCAGAAGGCGGATTCGTGACCGGCCCCACCCTGGCGATGGTGGGAGACAACCCCGGCGGGCGCGAGTACGTGATCCCCGAGGGCAAGGCTGCAGGGTTCGCCGCCAACTACATGGCCGGTGCCCGGGGGGCGGCCGCCATTCCCACCACCAGCGGCGGGGCGTCAACCGCCGGCGGCGCTGCTGGCCCCGTGACCGTGAACCTCAGCACCGGCCCGATCATGCAGACGGCCGACGGCCAGCGCAGCGTGAGCCTCGAGGAGGTGGAGCGGCTGGTGCGCGACGGCGTGAGCCAGACCATCCGCCAGCTGCGCACGCCGGCCGGCCGCTACGCCACGGGGGTGCGCTGACATGGCACGCGGCCAGGCCCAGTACCTGCGAATCTTCGACGGTGGCGCCACCTACCTGCGGGCGCAGAACTTCTGGGTTAATTCCAGCGTCACCCGTGCCGGCAACGTGTGGAGCTGGCTCCCGTTCGACTTCGACGGCTACGTGGAGGGCAGCAGCGGCGACGAGGGCGGGGTGAGCATCACCCTGCCGGCCACGGCCCTGGTGATGGAGGAACTGACCACGGCCCTGCGCGAAGCCCGGCTGGTGGAGGTGTCGACCTATGAGTTCGACGTGCTCGACGATGGCGCCGACGTGGGGCCGGTGGGCGGCGACCTGATCGCCAGTTTCGTGGGCGAGCTGGTGGGCGCCGGCGGTGGTTTCGAGTCCATCACCCTGGAGCTGGGCAGCAGCCTCAGCCCCATCGGCGCCCAAGTGCCGCCACGCACCTTCTCCACGCGCCTGGTGGGCGTGCCCTGCAGGCTATGAGCATCGTTGGCGGCGATCCACTGGAGCTGCTGCTCTACAGCCAGGGGCAGATCAGCACGCCCCTGTCGGCGGGGGCGGCCGAGGGCAGCGACCAGCTGGACACGCAGCAGCGGGCGATTGTGATCGGCGAGCCGGTGCCGATCGTGTTCTGCCGGCGGGTCGGCGACGTGGGAGGCGTGCTGGTGAGCCCGGGGGCCAGCGAGGCCCGATTCACGAACAACGGATTCAACGAGGTAACGGCCTACTACCGGCTGGTGGTGAGCGAGGGCGAGCTCGACGGCGTGCAGGTGCGCGACGTGTTCCAGCGCAGCTGCCGGGTGGGCACCTTCTCCCAGGCGTTCGAGCGGAGGGCCGGCGACTGGGAGCCCGGCAACTTCATCACCGACCTGCCGAGCTTCGATAAGCCAGAGGCCCCCTACTACTGCGGGACTGGCGGCAGCTACGAGAACCTGACGACGTTCAGCTTCCAGATCACCGCCCCTGTCGACGACACCCGCTGGGATCGACAGGTGCACCTGTTCATCCGCGGCGGGATGCACGTGACCCGGCTGCTCGACAGCGTGACCGGCCCCAGTAACAACGTGGCGGACCTGATCCTCTGGCTGCTGCAACGCTCCAGCCGGATCCCCGCGGCCCTGATCGACACAGCCGCCATGGAGGCCGCGGCAGCCTTCAGCGACGCCATGGGGTTCTGGTTCAACGGCGAGGTGAAGGAATCCACCAGTCTGGCCGACTTCATCGCCGGCACTGCTCGCTACTTCCTGCTGGGCCAGTCGAAGCGCAACGGCCGGATCGGCCTGCGGCCCCTGCTGCCGGTCAACGGCAGCGACCTGCTCGACGTCGACCCGATCACCCCGGCGACCCTGTTCGACGAAAGCCGGATCATCCCCGGCTCCTTCGAGATCAGCTACGTACCCCTGGCCGAGCGGCGGCCGTTCTGCGCCCTCATGCTCTGGCGTCAGCAGCCCGATGATGATCTGGGCCTGATCCGTACCACTGAGGTGCGCTACGCCGGCAGCGCGATCGACGGGCCCTACGAGCAGCACGACCTCAGCGTGTTCTGCGCGTCAGAGCTCCATGCCGTCAGGGTTGGGGCCTACACCCTGGCGCGGCGCCGTTACATCACCCACACCATCAGGATTCGCGCCAGACCCAGCACCACGAATCAGGCCCTGGCGGTGGGCGACGTGGTGCAGGTGCAGCTGGCCCGCACCGCATCATCCGCCGCGGCCGGCGAGCACAACTACCTGTACCAGATCGAGCGGATCAGCAAGGCCCGCAGCGGCGAGCTGGCGTTCGAGCTGGTGCATTTCCCAGTCGACGACACCGGCCGCAGCCTGGTGGCCCTTGACGTGATGGCCGCCACCGCCGGGGGCGTGATTCTTCCCACCGGCAAGGCAGAGGCCGTGACCTGTGACGTGAACGCCGACGACGACGAAACGGTGCCAGACGAGGACAGCCTCGACCCAGTGGACATCGAAACCGACTACGGCCTGGGCAGCCTCGAGGCCGGCGGCGGTGACTTCTCCGGCGGCGACTTCACGGGGGCCGAAGAACCCGGCGGCGGCGGCTGGGGCGGTGGTGGTGGCGGCGGTGGTGGTGGCGCATCCCCGGGGGATGGCACGGCGGAGGGTGAGGACTCCCTCGACAATCAGGTGCCAATCCCTCTCACGACCGTTCCCCAGGTGGGGGTCGGCTCGTATGTGCCGCAGGAGTGGATCGACCGCACGAACGACGAAATCGCCGCGCTACCACCCGGGAGCGAATGGTCGATCAACGCTGGGAACGAAGTCTATCTTCTGCGGCTTGGGTTCACTGGTGCAAACATTGTTATCTCTGGCCTGGCCGACATAACCATCGCGGCTAGCAGCGGATTCTACGCTGGTCGCTATGGACCCATAACCGTGCGCAATGGCTACGGCGACGGGTCCAATGGATTCGATGCCGGCTATCAAGACAGCGCCGGGGCGATCCGATTCGGTGGGCTTTATACCGACTCGGTGCTTAATGGATACTGCGGCCTAGGCGTTAGCAGTCCGTGCGTTGTGCCGGGGGCGGACGTCTACCCCCAAATTGAAATCTTCTCCATGCTCCGGACGGCCTGACCCATGGCGACCTTCCCCGCACTGCCCGTCACCGGCCGCACCCTCACCCAGGGGGTCTACCCCCACACGCCCCACGGGGTCTACAACGGCCGCCAAGTGCGCGTTAGGCACTCCAACACCATCGTGGGGAACCTGCTCAGGCTGCGCTTCGACATGCTCAGCCGCAGCGAAATGCTCAGCCTGCAGAGCCACTACGCCGGCCAGCTGGGCGGGTTCCTGGCGTTCGCCATCCCCGACGACGTGCTCGACGGCATCAACACCCCTGCGACCGTCACGCCCACGGATCACCGGTGGGTCTACGTGGCGCCGCCACGCGTTACCGACGTGGCGATTGACGGGGCCAGCCCCTCCAACCGCTACGTGGTCGAGGTGGAGCTGGCGTCAGTGCCGCCGGAGAACACCATCGTGGGCGGTGAGCGGTGGACGGTGCGGATCAGCTGGGCACCGGGCCGCGCATCCGCGCCGCTGTTCTGGTCTGCCATCACCCTGGGCTG